AACCGCAACCCACTAAGGAGTAACAAATGGCTTTGAAATTCATTGTCAAAGAACTGATGGAAGTGCCTGAGGCCTTTCGTGGTCTCTATGTCAAGCGTGAAGATGGTAACTGGATGCTTGACGCAGAGGGCGCTGTCGACAAGACCAAGCTGAATGAGTTCCGTGAAACCAATGTGGAGCTCATGAAGAAACTGGATCAGTTCAAGGATCTGGATCCGACCAAGTATGCTGAACTCATGGAGACTCAGCGAAAGGTTCGTGAGAAGCAACTCATCGAAGCTGGTAAGGTTGATGAGGTTATCGCTGAGCGTGTTGCTCTTATGAAACAAGAGCACACGAAAGAACTGCAGAAGCGTGAGGACGCTCTCAAGGTCGCGAATCGTCAGCTTGAAACACTGTTGATCGACAACACGGTTAAGTCCGTAGCGGTTCAGCATGGTGTTCTGCCAACGGCACTGGATGACTTGGTGCTTCGTGCGAAGACGGCCTTCTCGATCCAAGATGGTCAGCCGGTCATGAAGGATGACAAGGGTCAGGTTGTTTACGGTGAGGACGGCGTCTCTCCGATGTCGATTGATACATGGGCGAAGCAGCTGAAGACGAAGGCCCCGCACCTGTTCGCAGGATTCCAGGGCTCTGGTGCCAATGGTGCCCGTGGTGGTCAGGGCCACCAGAGTGCGAACATGTCTCCGACGGACAAGATTGCAGCCGGCCTTGCGGCTGGGTTGGCCCCACGCCTCGGCACGGGACCTAACTAGCCCTAATCAAAACGGTGTACATCACCCGTCGGGCGGTGTATAATACGTCTAATGCTAGAAACCGTACAGCGTACGGTTTCTAGCTACTTCTTATGCACCTCTAAGTGTGCTGAGCGCGCTTAGAAATGCGTAAACCCTCCGGTGGAGGTTGACGCAGTCCAGGTTAACTTTCACACGGAGGCACAATGCCATCGGTAACACTCACTGAAGCAGCAAAGCTTCAGAACAATCCCCTCGTGGCTGGCGTGATCGAGACGATCATCACCGTCAACCAAGTCTACAACGTCATGCCGTTCGACCAGATCGTCGGCAACGCAATCGAGTACAACCGCGAAAACGCCATCGGTGGTGTGGACGTGGTGGGTATCGGTGGCGATGACACCAACAACGCCATCTCCGCGCAAGCCAAGACCGCGGCGACGTTCACTCCGGTGACCAGCTCGCTCAAAGTCCTGCTCGGTGACGCGTACGTCGACCACTTCATCCAGACGACGATGGATACGCCGAACAACCAAAAGGCGATCCAGGTTGCGTCCAAGGCGAAGGGCCTGGCACGTCAGTTCCAGGATCTGTTCATCAATGGCAATAGCGGCGGCAACGCGAAGCAGTTCGATGGTCTGAAAGTTCTGGTGCCGGCTGGCCAAACCAAGAACTACACCTCGCAGCTGCTCACCCTCGATATGATGGACGAGATGATCTCGGGCGTCAAGTCGAAGGATGGTCAGGTTGACTTCTTCATGATGCCTGATCATGGCATTCGGAAGTACTACAGCCTGCTCCGCTCGCTCGGTGGCGCGTACATCGGTGAAACTGTTACCCTCCCGGGTGGTGGTCAAGTGCCGGCGTATCGCGGTGTTCCGATCTTCCGCAATGACTGGATCGACGTCACCGGTTCGCCGACGAAGACTGGTGACGTGTACTGCGGCGTGTGGGATGATGGTTCGCGCCAGATCGGTCTTGCTGGTCTGACCAGCACCAACCAGTCGGGTATCTTCGTCACGGAGATCGGCGAGGCAGAAGACACGAACAACACCATCACCCGTCTGCGCTTCTACGCGGGTCTGGCTCTGTTCAGTCAGCTGGGCATCTATCGCGGTCAGAACATCCGCTTCGCGTAATCGGAGCTGATGTGGCTGTCGTTCTTGACGCCAGTGTTAGTGGTCTGTCCGCCAACAGCTATCTCACGGTAGCCGAGGCGGACAGCTACGTTGACACGTACATCCTCACTGAGGCCAATCGTGACACGTGGAATGACCAGGCTGGGGACGACAAAGCCAGATTGTTGATCCAAGCGACTCGCCAACTTGACTGGTACTTCAAGTGGGTTGGCGAGCGTACCAACGATGACCAGGCACTCTGCTGGCCTCGTTATCAGGCGTGGCGTGAAGACAAGCTGCTGCCTGAAAATGAAATTCCGTATGAGATCAAGGATGCCACAGTTGAAATGGCTTTGTGGCTTCTTGAGCAACAAGATGACATCCCTGTCGACGGTAATTACCAGCTAAATGACGTTGCAGTTGGCCCGATCCGGGTTAACTTCAATGAACGTGCTGGTGGTCAGTCGAAGATCTACATGCCCGATAAGGTTGCCGCCATTGTCAAGATGTATGGCGAAGCCGAAGCACCTGAAGTTCCTATGGGTGGGCAGGCCAAATCAGTCCGGTTAGAAAGGGCATGAAGTGGGTCTGCGCAAAACTGTTCTCCAGGCTGTAGACCAAGCCGTCAAGGCTATTGGTGATCTAGCCGTCCCTGCGGTTCACACAAGTCGTGTTGCTACAGTGTATACCCCCGGTGGTGCTACGGTGTACACACTGACCAACTATGAAATCACGGTTGTTTTAACTAGTTTCGAGCAGAAAGAGATTGAGGAAGACCGTGAGGCGGCATCTGATGTCAAGATTCTGGTCTTTCACGAGAAAGCTGTTCCACAGCTGAATGACACGATTACTGTGAATGGTAAGCAGTATCGTGTAATGCGTAGGAAGCCAACCTACGCCGGCTCTGAAATCGCTTTTTCCACGGTGCAAGCTAGGCCCCTGAGTGCTTAAGGTCAAGGTAAACGTTCAGCGTTGGTTGGATCACGACGAGTTTGAACGGGTATCTGAAGCCACAGTTAAGGACTACGTCAGGGAGATCTTCAACGGTGCTGTAAACCGGTCTCCGGTTTACACCGGTTCTTATCGCGCGAGCTGGCGCATAGGAATTGGATCCGCTGATGAATCTGTCACGACGGGTGGTTCTCCTGAGGCTCCACTACCTAAGCCGCCATTCTATTGGCCGAAAGGGTATGTTTTGGGTCAGACCGTAGTTGTGTCAAATAGCATTGCTTACGCTAATGAAATTGAGCGTGGGCATTCCAGCAAAGCACCTGCCGGTGTCTTGGCTTTAGCAGTAGCTAGTGCAAACCTGAAGATATGAACTACGCTGACGTCCAGAAGTCTATCGAGAAGTATCTCCAGGCTCAGTGGACTGCCACTGCACTGAAGTTTGAGAATCAGGCTTTCAACACGGATATGTACGAGGAATACACTCGTGCAACCATCCAGTTCGGTGATTCTGTACTGCGATCCTTGGGCGTTCGCTGCTACCGCACACCGGGCATACTGTTTCTGGATTTCTACGTTCGACCTGGTGTGGGGTCCCACAGGCTTGTAGAACTCGCAGATCTAGCTTCTGACCTGTTGGTCGGAACTAGTGTGGCAGCAGTGCTGCCAGACACCGCACCTGTAGTTGAATTTACCGAACCATCTCTGTCGAAGGATCTGGCTGAGCGGACAGGGTGGGTATCTGCTCAGCTCATGATCGAGTTTTACTTTGACATCACGGAGGCATAACCATGTCGTCTGCAAATCTAGTAGCACTGCGTTACGTTCAAGAGTCGACCATGGGTACGACTCCGGCCACGCCCGCTCTGAAAGCCATTCGCTTTCTGAGTGAGTCCCTCAACTTCTCCATTCAGAACACTCAGAGCGAAGAGATTCGCTCTGACCGCACCGAGACTGACCTGGTGCAGACAGATGCTGACGTGGCGGGTGACATCAACTTCGAGATGTCGTTTGGCACGTTCGACGACTTTCTGCAAGCTGTGCTGTGTGGCACGTGGACGTCAGTGTCTGGCAACATCCAGTCACTGACGAATGGCACCACACTGCGGGCCCACACGATCCAAAAGCACTTTACTGACACCACGCCGAATCAGTATCACACCTACAAGGGTTGTGTGCTGAATGGCATGAATCTGTCGTTCGAGACTGGTCAGATCGTCACGGGTGCTTTCAGCA